CCACAAGCCTTTGTAACCCGTAACATTTGTCGGACGAATCCACATATCTACTGTAAAGTCGCCAGAACTTAGGTCAATGTTGTCGTCAGAAGTTACGAAGTCATCTGTGCCATCAAGCAGAAGTGACGCTGAACCAAACTTGGCTTGGGCTGTTGAAAGCTGCGCGTTTCCATCTGCTGTAAATGCAGGTCCATCATAATTTACTGTTGTAGCGCCTACTGCCTCAACGCCTGTAGGAGAAACATTAGCATCCGCAGTTACAGATACAGTACCTACTGCCCCTGTTGCCGCATTTCCTGTAGCTGATACATTGGCATCAGCTGTTACTGTTACACTTCCAAGCCCTGTAGTTGCTTCAAGCCCCGAAGGTTGAACAGTGGCTGCGCCGCTTACGCTTACCGTCCCTAAAGCTCCAGTGGCTTCTACGCCCGTAGGCGATACATTTGCCTCTGCAACTACACTTACAGTACCAATAGCACCTGTAGCTTGTACGCCGTCAACTTCTATTACAATGAGGTCTGTACCCCAAGAGCCTTGGCCCCAAGCGGTAGAACCCCACCCTATGTAAGTAGTCGATGACGGCATTTACCCACCCTATGCGATCCTAATAATTGCGTTAGACGCATCTGCTGTTGGGAACTGAATTGTAAAATCGCCCGCAGTAGATGTTTTGTCTGCACCAAAATCTAGCACAGCAACGGCTGGATTAGACCCACCAGACTGGTAAATCAACGCTCCGCGTGCAGTAATCGTTGCGGAACTCCAAGTGGTATCTGAAAAATCTAGATACGCCGTAGTACCCGATGTAGTAGGAGCAACAACTGTTAGTGTATTGCCCCCTGCACTATATCCTGTACCAGAAACCTCATTAGTTACTGAATACGCAGTAGTAGACGCATCAAGTGTAGCTGATGATGTATACAACGCTATTTTAAAAGTTTGTGCTGTATCAGAACTAAAGTCCATCTCTCCATCGAGAAGAGCTTGTTTGAACGATGTGCACATTGCCTGAGTGATTGCCATGATTTATCTCCTTAACTCACTGGATTTCGCACTTGACCAGAGCGATAAGCGTCCTCACGAAGTTTGCCATCGCCAAGATTTTTAAGCAGCCCAATAGCTTGGACATACAATTTCTCGTACATACCAACCAAATCTGGCTCCCCTTTCATAAAACGAATTGCTTCCACAAGCGCCCCGTTCAATAGTGCAGAATCAAATTCATCGCCGAGCCAAGTTGTACCAGCAGTCACAATAGACTGCGGGTAGTACCCATAATGCAATTCGGTTGTATAACTTGCATCCGGTGTAGGCCCAAGAATAAATGTAGTATCATCAAAATACGCGTAGTGTTTTGGTAGCCCCGTAGAAGTAGGGTTTGGATACGCCTCACGCATAAAGTTAACGTCTTTGTTGATAAGGTAGTGATAAACACCGCTACCATCCACAACTGCTAACGAATAAGACCATAGGAAGTCAGTAGGTGCTCCTAAATAAGTATTATTCAACGTGGTAGTGCCCGTAACATTTCGGCGAAGGGCAGGAATCTGAACAGTATTATAAATTTTCTGTTCAGCCTGCTCAGTAAACATGGCAAGCTGATCTGCTGTGAATGTTGTTTCACAAATATCCTGAATATTTGTAGTCAGATCAGTGTAATTCATCTGTTATGCCATTGGCCCTCGTGCGTACAAACCTTTAGTAGCTGCACCAGTGCCACGCACTTTTATGCCGCCACCTGAAGCGTATGCTTTAGTTTTCTTAATCATCTTCTTAGCTTTCTTTGGCTTAGAAACTGAAGCTTTCATCATAGTTCTGCGCATTTTAATACTCCTACTAAGTTATTACCGTAACTTGGCCTATAAATCCAGTCCCAACTACGCTAGTTACAGGTTGGATATATGCTCTGCTAGAAGCATATTCTTGAAAGTCAGGTCTAGGATTACGAATAGCTTGTGGATCATCAACTGGAAATTCACCAAGTCTAAGTTGCGGGTGGTCAGGATTCCAGCACTCTGGACAAGCTTTTATATTCGTATCTACTCCTTTTCTAACAAGATTCTTCAACTCTCGTAGTAAGTATTGAAAGCCACATATATCGCATATGGCTAAAGCATTTCTACCCGAAGCAAACCGGCGAGACATTACGAAATCCTCGTAGCCATAGGAACAAACCTAAATGGCGTTTTTTCTCTATCCTCACCTGCTGCTAGAATAAACTGTGCTTCATATTCTGCTTTAAGCATATCTACACGAGGCGCTAATTCCGGCACCTTCATAGCAATATGATACGCTAATCCCGCTACAAGACACGGCAAAAACCGGAAATTCATGTCGGGAGTTTCAACTCCGCTACCAGCATCTTCAATACGGCGCATACGCCAATACTGGAACACATAATCATTGCTATCTGGAACAGGCCATACATTTATTCGTGGCTGGTCACGCAGACGCTCAATCCATACTTGAATAGGTCTACCAGTTGATAACTTGTTTGGGATACTAGCGTAAGTGCTTACACTGATACGACTTATGGTAAGATCAGACTGTGTAGCGGTGTTACCTGCATTAGTACGAATTACTTGTTCAAGAAGATCAATAGTATCTGCAGGCAAATTGTACTGAGAAGTGCCAGAAACAAGGTTTAAAGTGCCCTCGTCAATAGTCCAAAGGTTAATGCCACGGTTCTGCCATTCGATGGTCATAAGGTTCATTGACCGCCGCGCAGTACGGAGATCGTATCCAGACCGCAGCTCTCGACCTGCACGCTCCCACGCTTCCTCAGCGATCTCCGTGAAGTCCATATTAAATGCTGTGGTGCCTGATGTTGCCATTATTTTCTCCAGCCGCTTTTAGCTTTTTTCTTAGCTTTGGCGGATAACTCTCCGTAATGGTACAATTTTTTAGATGTATTAGACATTACTTTTCCGGTCATGAGCGTTCCGTCAGGATGTTTGTGCATCCCACCTTTATGCTCTTTTCCGTCAGCAAAGTAATGTTTTACACCTTTAGCCATTAAAGAACTCTTTTACCTGCTTAAGCAAAGCACCTTTGGTCTTACGGCGATCCAACTCAATACCGTGTTCGCGCATCAAAGCTTCCAGTTCAACTTTAGTCATGTCTGAATAATTCGGCACATCTTGAGTTGCGAGCCTATCTTCATATTCAGATACAGGTGGAACTGCAGAAGTAACACCCATTGACTTAAGTTTTGCTTCTGCTTGCGCTTTTGTCATAAGATCAAAAACTTTAACATCATAAGTACCATCAGCATTTTTTGTGCCTATCTGGTACACTGGTTCTCCAGTGGAGAATTTACCATTCTGGAAGACTTCCATATCTACTTCCTCTTTCGCTTGGCGGGAGAAACCCTGCGTGGCTTACCTGCAGGTTGTCCCAACCGTTTCTTTTGAGCGATCTTAGTCTTCTTCTCTGAAGCGCTCATCTCGCCACTAGTTTTGGGAGTTTTGCTGGATACGCGTTTTGTAGGTCTACAATACGGTGTACCCCGCTTTTCTCCTTTTTGCCGTCCACAAGCTTTACCAGTACGCACATCTTTCCAGTCCTCTTTGAACCAGCGCTTTAGTGCTGCACCTTTTGCGGTTTTGCGTACAGCCATTATTTACTTCCTTTATTGCCCCAGTTCTTCGCGCCTACCTTACGGCATTTTGCGATTGCCCCAGAGGCATAGGCGGATGGAAAGACCTTATAGCGAGATTTAACCTTACTATAACATGCGTCTTTTACCGATCCGCCTTTCTTGTAGCCTTTGCTACATTCCGAACAGCCACAGCCTGATTTGCGGTAGTATCTACGCATCAAGAACCTTTCATAGATACCATCTTAGCTGGGCGCATTTTCTTAGATACGGCACCACAACCACGGACTTTACCGCCGTTTTTATAGCCTTTCTTAGCCATACCGCCTTTATTCATCATGCGGCGCGGGGCAGCTGGACCTGTACCAGTAACAGCCATACCTCTGGGCTTTTCTTCTTTTTGCGGCGCGGCATGT